CACCATCAGGAACGGAAACGCAATTTATATAACCAGCTACTTCCATGGCTAACTTATCCATCTCACCCTCTACTATAATAACTTCGCTACAATCATTAATATCATCTACCCCATAGAATATCTTTTCAGCATTTTTTACTTGCTTAAAATTCTTCTCTCCATCCCTGTACTTCACATTAATAAGCTCACCTTCTCTATAATAATTAAAACATATTACCTGCCTTTCTTTAGACACTTGAGGCATGTACTCTCTCTTCTGTGTAATCTTATTTCTTTTAATGACACTTTGAGTTATACCTCTAGTGCTAAACCATTGTAATGTTTCGTCAGAAAGATCTGTAGTATTACTTAATGTTGGTCTATTGTACTGAACCTTTTCTTTCTTTGTGTAAGTTTTATGAGTGTTTAATATACCACTGTCTCCACAATGATGACAAACATAAGCCCCTGTTTCACCATTAATAGCAAGACATTTTTCGTTCTTCTTCTTGCGATCATGGGAACAGTTATAGCAAACTTCCCTGACCTCGTCAGAGCTGTTTGATTTTAATTTTATTCTATCGTTCTTTAAGCTCATTATCTAAATAGTTGGTCTACATCAAAATCTTGTTTAACTTTTTCTTTTGTTATTTCTTTTTCATCTCTCCAGTATTCTCCATTTAACCAAGTTAAAGGGTTTTTTCTGTACTTAATTTCAGGAGTTGTTCTTGTGTACTCTATACAAGAAGATACTATCTTACCCATATTGGTAATGCTGTACCTCATAAACTTTTCCTTACACTTGTGTGTGCCTATCTTTTTATTATAAGAGTCCCAAAAAGTTTTAAATAAGGCCTCTTTTATTTGTAGGTCTGAGTCAGATTCTTTTACAACTCTTCTTTCTTTATGAAGACTCTTTGACTTGAAGTGTGCGTCTAAGTTTAAATAAGTTTGTTTACAATCTTCTTCTAGATCATACGTAACAACTACAGGCATATCGCTATACTTAGTTAATACGTGTATTGTTTTTTCTATTCTAGTAAAGCTTATTATGGCATTACTGTCTACGGACATATTGTTTTTTAGTTTTAAATACATATAGGTTTTTAGTTTTAATTAGAGGGGTGCCTTTTAGAACACATCGTAGATCGTGGACACGACTTATTATAAACGACTACTAAAGACACCCTTCTATGTTTCTTTAATAAGAAAAGGGAGGTTCTCACATGCTTAGCTAACACCTCGAGGTTGCTTTGGGCCCAGACATATGAAAGGGTTAAACCGAAAGCTTACATGTACGAATGAGAAAATCATATCTACTTATATCGAGCACCTCCCTTTAGTTATTGATTAAATTAAAATGGTAATGGTTCTTCAACCTTAGACTCTGTTTTAGCCTCTGGTTTGAAGTCGTTGATTTTAACATAGTGAGTCTTACCATACTCATTCTCACCATCTCTATTGGCACACATAGTAAGGTTTACATATTTCTTACCTTTGTACTCATAAACGTGATCCTTAATTTTCATTAAGTCAACACTAAAGTTAACGATAGATCCCCCATCATCAAACTTTTTTTCTTTACCGTTTCCACAGTATACAGTTTCATTTTTTTCCATAATTAATAATTTTATTTGTTAATAATACTTGTTAAATCGTCAAGCTTGTTCTCAAGGTTTAGTAGACGAAGGTGAAACATCCTCATTGTCTCCCCATGATCATTTAAGTTAACGGATTTATTATCGTGGTTTGTCTCCACCAAACACTCCATTATAGAGTGGTATTTGTTTTTATAAATTCTGTCAAATTTAATATCCATTTCGTGCATCTTTAAGGCATGCAAAATAGATGAGTGAGATTTATAACCTAAGCTTTCGGCTATTTCTTCTAAAGATAATTCTAAAGAAGACCTCATTACACTACAAGCTGTGTTTCTAGCTTGAACAATCTCCCTTCTTCTACCAGAAGTAACCATTAATTCTTTTGGAGGTATTCTATGAACCTGACCTATAATAGTTACTATATTGTTAAGCTTTTCTGTAAGTAGATCATCCTTTAATGTTAAATAATTTTCTAAAAGTTTCTTCATAATTTTCTGTTTTTAGTTTTTTCATTATTTGATTAGCACTTTTACAAGGGAAAAGCTCAGGTGATCTCATATACTTTCTTAGTGTTGGTAATGATATTCCTGTTAATTTACTAACCTCTTTTCTAGTGAGTTTATTTTCCTTCATTGTTCTTGTTAATGTATTCATAGCTTTAGTTTTAAATTATTTCTTGGTGAATATAGTCGTAAGGGTCTTGATCCTTATTTATAAAATATGTTTTATAAACCTGTAATAAAAACTTGTATTTATCCCTACCCGTTTCTAATAGTTCTGGTCCACATATATAGATGCCTAAGTTAAAAGGTGGTGACTTCTCTATAACAATAAATATAAACCTTTCAGCCTTAAGTCCATCAGAGTAATATGCAGACTGACGGTCATAAGAGTATTTTTTTACAGAATACTTAAAGCCACTTGGACTAGCATCTGTAGTTGTTTTTATATCAACTAAAGTTTTTGTATCATTATTCCAATAATCGGCCTTACATTTACATAAAACATCTACATCCTCATCTCTCCAAGCTTGAGGTAGTTCAGCTTCTCCACCAGATAGTAAATCCATACACTCATGAGAAGAAAATAATCTATTTCTCATTCCAATTAAAGATCCATGATCATCTTTTGTTAATATAGTGTTACCCACATTGTCCTCGTTAAATTTAGATATAATCTCTTTACCCTCTTTTGTTCTTTTATTTACATCAGGCTCTACAACAACTTGTTTGTCAAATTTTTTAGGTTCTAACATACATAGGTGAAAGGCTCTACCAAACTTTAAAGCCTTTGTTTCAGGCCTTAAGCTAGGGTTATTGCGATAGTGATCGTAGTGAGCTGGACTTTTAGAAAGTAATCCCAACTGAGAGTTAGTAATATACTTAAAGTCCCCGTAATAATTTTCGTCTGAACGAAACTTTTCTATATCTTCTTTATACATATTATAATTGTTCTTCAAGGGTTGATTTCTGTGCATTAGTCATGTCATATTTGTGCATATGTTCTTTAACAAGGTCTGGGTGGCCATCTGCTATAGATTTTAACATAGCCTCAAACACTTTAGTTGTCATTTTCTTTTTACCCTTTGGCTTTGTTTTTACAGATTCTTGTGCTATAGCCATCTGAACTTCATTAGCAGATGCTACACTTGAGTCAATACCTATACCAAAATTAGCTAATGCTCTACCCCAAGCAGATGTCTCACAATTTTCTACATGACTTGTTTTATTTATAAAACTTGAGTTCTTTGTTTCATGTGCATGTCCAGTAGCGACAATCCTACCACTAGGATCTACAACGTTTGCTACCATCACACACTGATCACTTGTGCATTCTATAATTTGAGTTGTTAACGAATAATCTTTATAGTTATTTCTAAAGTATTTCAATCTTTCTGATACTTCTACATAACTTTTCCCTTTGATGTTTATGGTTTTTAAGTTTGACATATTTTCTTTTTTTAAATTAAATTATACACAATAATAATAATATTTTTTCACTTTCACAATATTTATGAAAGTTTTTTTTAGTTTACCACTTATTATTTTCTGATTTGATCTGTAAAATACAGTTGTATATAGGTTTTTTATTTTCTATTTTTTTTAAATAAAGATTAATTCTATCCTTATTTAATCTCTGAACCTTTGAGTCTATCATTTCTTTAGCTTTTTTACAAACCATATAATGAGTTTTTCCGAAGCCTTTTTTGTTTTTTAAGTTTTCTATTGTTTCTGGATCATCTAGAGAATTTGTTAATATTCTTTTTAATTTTATTTCATTAACATAATCTGAACACACAGATCCTGACATATTACTACTTGGGCTAACTGCCTTTGTTAGTCTTGAGTTATCTATTTGTCTTTCCATTTTTTAAGCATTTTAATTTGTTCATCATTTTTATATTGTACCATGTACATAAGTGCCACGCTTTCTTTTTTAAAAAGCTTTATATCTGGGTTTGCCCTATACATTTCCTCACTAATATCATCCCAACAACTTTCAATAATCTCCCCATCCTTAATAGTATAATAGGTGTCCCCCTCTTTAAATGGATACACTATACACTCTTTGATCTTTCCGTAGTAATAGTTAAAGTGTTTATTAGCATCGCTTAGAACTCCCTTTCTATATTTCCTGCCATAGAACTCATCATAGTTATCCTCAAACACTGCCTCATCTCCATATATTTCTTTTAATTTATTATTAGTCAACTCTCTCGCTAACTGTTTTGTTTTTATTTTTATTTTCATTTTATTTAATTTTAGTTAATCTATTTATTACATCTGTGATCAATAAAAGTACCCCTCTTATGTATATCAATATAAATAACGATACATAAAATATTATAAAGTACAGCCCTATATCTCCCACTACTTCCCAGAACTCTCTCATTTTATTTAATTTTAGTTATTATTATCTTCAAAGTTTCCACTATAAAGTTCATAGGTATCTTCTAATACTGATTCCATATCTTCCTTGTGTTTACTATTTAATAGTAAATCTATTAACCATTCTAACTCTCCATGAGGATCTGAATTATCTGTTCTAAACCACTCTATATAATTGTCTATTTTTTTCTGTAATTCATTCTCATTTGGTTGAGAATTTGCGTATTCTAAATCATTTCTTGTTTTCATAATTTTTAATTTAAATAGTTTATTAAATCTTCTTTAATTTCTTTAATTTCTTTGTGCGTTAAGGTGTTTACAAATCGTTTTATTTCATTGTATTGATGATCTACCTGTTCAATTTCTTCTGAGTATATATTATAATCATTTGAAAACTTAACATATTTTTCTTCATCTAATTTGTGTATTAATTCTATTAATTCTTTCATAATTTTTAGTTTTTAATTGTTTATTATTTTTAAATTATTTTCTTTTATAACCTTATGTCTTTCTTCATCTGTTTCAAACCATTCTACATCTACAATATCTCCACACCAATTATCCTCATCAAAATCATCTATAAGATAAAGTCCATATATAAGTCCATTATTATTATCTTCTTTTGGGTACTTGCAATCTTGCCTTACTTGTTCCCACATTATTAATTCTGCTAATTGTTGTTCCATAATTTTATTTATTTAGTTTTTTCATTCTCTCTAAAAATAGTTCAGTATTTATTATAAACTGATCCACATCTATATCCCGTACTCCGTTTTCTTGTTTAAGTTTATTGATATGTTCTTCGGCTAATCCTTGTCCAAAGATTTTTAAATATTCATTTGTTGTCATAGTTATTTAGTTTTTAGTTAATAATTTAATCTATTGTATTTATTGTCCTTATTTCATTTGATGATAATTGTACCCTTATATATTCCCCTTTATCATCTTCATCTACATCTGCTATATTATATTCATCTGTTTCTATAATATTATGTAAAACTTCTTCTGTATGATTTGTGTTTTTAATGTGTAATACTACTATGTCATTACCATAGTAATCCTCTATATATATTCTCATAGTTTTATTGTTTTAATAGTTCTGGTTTATTTTCTTTTATATAATCGTAACATCTTTTCTCATTCTCTCTAAACAACATAGATTGCTTTACATAATCTACTTGCCCATCATCATCTAATACTGCAAACTTTGAATAGAGATAGTGTTTGATATTATTTGAGTCAATAAAAAATACTTTCTTCTTATTGTGTATTAATTGTTTTCTAAATTGATATAGTTTCATAGTTTTTAAGTTTTTAGTTAATCTAATATAGTAAATATTTTTCACTTATCCAAATTACAAATGTTTTCATACTCTAAACTTTCTATAATTTGTTCTGTTGATAATGTGAATAAGAACATTTTGTAGTCGTTATTAAATTGTTCTCCCACGATCTTGGGCAACCCTTTCCTTTTGGTAACCCTTAGTAATTCGTTTACTAATTTTAATTTTAATTCCATAATTTTATTTATTTAGTTTATAATTTTTTAAATATTCTTGTACTACTCTTTGTACTTCCAAGTGCTTATCCTTGCTTCCAAAGGCTTCGGTTAATACCTTGTTTAAGCTTTGTGCTTGTTGATTCTTTTTTTTAGTTTTTATCATTGTTTAAAGTTTTTTAATTAATACTATTGACTTTGTCATTTTTTTCTTGTAACTTCCCCATCTTTGAGTCAAAGAAGTAAGAATCTTATTATAAAAATATAACTCTCTATACTACTACTCCTACTTCTTCTCCTCTTCTACAAACTACAAACTAATTTCTTGTATTAGGGCTACCTATATCCTTTCGTTTCACTTGTTTTATTTCCCCTATACTTATTGCTTCATTGATTATATATTCATCTGATAGTTCATTATTTTCATCTACATTCCTACTTCTTAACCACTTCGCAAGTTCCTCATCTGTTTCAAATATTTTTGGTTCGCTTGTGTGTAGATACTTCTCTACTGCATATACTAACTTGTCCTCTCGTAACTCAAGTTCTTTGCTAATCTTGTACATTTCATAGGTTTCGTTACATTCTTCTAACATTTGTTCTAAAACAGAGGTCTTATATCGTATGTATGGTCTGTCTTGCGATAGTGAACTTTGATCAAAT